GTCATCCAACCTGTCAGTCCGCTGATCACTCTATCGGCAATTGAATCTTGTTTGCTTGTCAAATTTGCTACCAAATCAAGTTTTTTTGCATAGTCTGGAAGCGCGTTTTTAGCACTCACAACATTTGCTGATGCACCTTGGATTGTCTTGTCTTTTTGGGTAAGCTCACTGGTATCAAGTGATCCTGCCTTTAAATTCACTTTAAATTCCTTATCGAACATGTCGGTTAAGGTATTGCTGATTCCTAACGTAAAATCATCACGTTTAAGTGTTTCTGTTACATCATCTAACGTATTTTTCAATTCATCTTTTAAAGATTTCCAAACACCTGTGAATTTTATTTTTCCAAGGTTGGCGCCAAATGATTCTGTCTTTATGCTTGCTGTATCAATCTCGGCTGAGTATCTGGTTGAAGCTTCGCTCATTTTGTCAAGCTCTGTTTCTGACTTGTTCAAAGTGGTTGTTAACCTATCCACGTTTAGCATTTTCTCTTGCAGGCTGTTGCTTGTTAAGCCTATCGCATGAGCTAAAATTGCTTCTGATCCTTGCAAGCTATCGACATCGTATTTTCCTTCGCGCATTTTTTTGAACAGGCTATCCATGGTTTTTGTCATTTCTGCCATTGTGCCATTTCCGCCCATTAACTGATTCCAGTACGAGAACACGCTGTCCTTATTTGTGATTACACTGCTTACAAGTTCATCTACTGCACCATTAAGAGCAATAGCTGAATCAGCCATAACTTTAGCCGCGTCTGACATTGCAGTTTTAAAGCCTTCTGCAATAGCCGCATTCTTTTGGCTTGCTATCAATGCTTTTAAAGCCTGATCTGTGCCTTCATAAGCTGTTCCCACTTCACCTATTAGTTTTGCGGCTTGCGGTGCATACTCTACAATTTGATCATAGTAGGTTTTAAATAGTGACATGTCTGTCTCGGATAGGCTTCCGTTCTTTTTCAGCTTCTCATTCAGTTCAAGGAACTTATCGACAATTATGGAAACATTTTCAAATTTCTCAATTTCTTCCTGTTCCATTGCTGGCCATTCGATTTTAAGCTTTGAAAGTGCTTTGTTCAGATTGTCTGCGATAGCTGTATACTTTGTATCGGGTCCACCAAAAACAGCCGCCCAAGCAGTTTCAAACAATCCAAAAAATGTATTTGCAACTACATTTGCGGAGGTCTTTAAAATACCCATCCAGTTTATCCCTTTGATAAAATTGTTGATGTCAATTCCTAGGCTGCGCCAGTTAAATGTTGCTGCAAACTCGTTAATTGCGGATAGTGCACCTTTAAATGCCTGACCTAGCGCTTTTCCTGCTTGGCTAAAATCAGTCTTAGCCAAAAAAGTATTTGCAGAACTTGCAAGCTCTGAGCCTATTCTTTTCCAGTCAACCGTTACTGAAAACGTAAGTAAGGATGAAGTTGCTGTATTCATTCCATCGGATAGCATTGTGCCGATTGCTTGCCAATCTACCTCGTAAAATATGCTATTGATTCCGTTCGAAAAATTTCTGGATATCGAATTGAAATCAATTCCTTCTATTCCTGTTGTTAGCGCAGATGTGATTCCATTGATTCCAGTCGCAATGGTTTGCCCAGTTTTTGTGTAGTCTCTATCTGCAAAAATGCTATTGATTGTACTTGCAAGTGCATTACCTGCTTCCTGCCACCCCGTAGTGCCGCTAAAATTGATCTTAGACATATCTACTACAAATCCATCAAGGAAGCTCCACAAAGCCTTGTATTTGGCATTCAGAGTCTTTCCAAGGCCCTCCCAATCAATAGTAGCTATCGCACTTCTAAGCCCACCTGACATAAATTCGCCAATTGATGTCCAGTGAGTTGTATCAACAAAGGTATTGATTGCACCTACAGCTGTGTTGACCGCTTCTCCAAGCGTTCTTCCAACGCTCTTATCAAGGTCTTCCGTCTCAAAGAAGCCGTTTATGAATGTTCCTGTGACTTTGGCAATTTTGTTTGCCTGCTCCTTGATTGGCTCCCAGTCAATGGAATCAAGTGCGTCACGGAGTTTCGTTCCAACTATTTTACCGATGTCGGTAAAATCGGATTTCGCCCAAGCGTCCTTTACGAGATCTGCAAAGTTAGATACTGCTCCTGGTATATCCTTTTTTGTAAAAAGTATAGGATCTTCCGTTCCTGAGCCGTTTCCAGAACCACTTCCATTTCCACTTCCTGAACCGCTGTTAGCTGCGTTATCGAGATCTTCCGAAAATTTTTCAATTTCGTCAAATCCCATTAACTCACGCTTTAACTCATCGGTCTTGTCTTTTAACTTATCAGTTGCGTCACTTGCTGCATCTCCTGCAGATGCTGTGCCGTTTAAACTGTCGCGATAGTCTTTGATGTTTTTTACAGCCACTGTATATGATGTTTGCCCTGTTATCGATGCTATGAAAGCACCTACAGCATTGATTCCTGCAACTGCATAATCAACAATTTGGTCAATAACTGGTGCAACAATATTCAGTATCGGTTCAAATGCCGCAGCCACGCTATTTCCAACATACGACATGTCAGATGTCAATAGCGACAAACTCTTATTCGCCCTGTCGCTAAACATAACAAGATTGTTAATTCCATCCTTGATTCCTGTACGTAGCTTGTTAAACAGCACATACAAAGATCTGATTCCAAAACCGTAGCGCAACACAGTTGTAATTCCGTGCTTTAATTTTTTGTTAAAATCCCCAAGGCTAGCTGAGGACTGGCTGAACGGACTCTTTAACCCAGATAATGCGTTTTTGCTTGAACCAAAATTCAAAAACTCCCATGACAATTTTGCAAAGTTTTTTGTGAACGACAATATCTGCTTGTTTACTTTCGCCGCAAAAGATCCTATTTTGCCAATTGCACCTGCAACAGATATCGCTTTTCCCACAAATCCACCCATAATGCCTGCCAAATCACTTATATCTGATTTTAACTGGGATAGGCTAAGTGGCAATTTTTGCATGTTTCGGTTCAATCTGTTGATATACTCTGGCATGTCTCTAAATATTGGTGGTTCTTGCGCAGCAGCAGCCAAGGCATCTTTAAATGTCTCTTCTGTTCTGATTACTTTTGATACATCTTCATTGTATTGTCTTAATTGATTTGAAGCGTTGCTTGTTTCCCTCGCAGTTTGACTCATTGTATTTGACAAGCCGTTGCCACGAAGTTCTTCTGGAAAACTGCTTGGCGGATACTCTTGCCATTCACTTTTTGGCTGTCTAAGCGTTATACCTTTTTGAGCTGCAATAGTTGATAAATCATTCGCATAAGCTATCGCTTGCGACAAGTCATCAACCATCTGTGATACACCATCAGTATCAAGAGTTCTCAATGCTTCTTGCATATTTTCCTTTAAGTGCACTATCTCTTTTGAAATTCCCACAAATTCAGTTTGAAGTTCTTCAACACTCTTGGGAACGTAAAATCCACCTAAAAATTTTTGACTTTCTTCCCTTGCTTGCTGTATCAGTTTTTCATAATCTTCTAACCACGGCACGCTCTCTGGTGCAACAGCTTTATTTGCTGCATTTTGAATGATGGTCTTTTCTGTATCTGATAGTCCAGTATACTTTTTTCCGATTATTGTTTTTAAACTTTCTCTATTCAGCTTTGCAATTCCGGAAAAGTCAATATTTTTCAAAGAAGCCAGTTCGCCCAAGCCAAGTTCCTTAAGTCCTTTGAATGCTCCTGCCAGGCCTTTTCCATCTCCTACAGCACTCGTAACGGATTCGATAGTTGATCTTAAATTGATAAGGTCTTTCATTTCACTGTTCACAACATCGGTTACAGTCTGTTGTTCTTTTTCAAATGCCCTAGTCTTCTGCCCGATGGTGCTTGCGACTTCTTTTACGCTTTCTGTTTCGTTGTTTTCTGATAGTTTTTTGCCACCATAAACATCGTTTTCAGTGAGTCCATACTTCTCGCTAAGGTTAGGTATGTCTTTTGCAGCAAACTTTGACAGTTCGGATTCAATTTCCTGTACTGGAATCAAGCCATTTTTAATAACATCCTGTGATGTCATCACAGCTTCCTTGCGTATATCCCTTAAACGCTCCACTACATCCTTGAACAGATCTGTTGCGTTTTTTGTAGTATCAAATGTGGTATTTATTGACTTGTTCATATCATCTATAAACGCTACAAAATCCGTGCCACTATTTGTTGTGGAGAAATTCTTTCCAAGTACACTTCGCAGATTTGCAAATTCTCTATCTGTACTTAAATCGTTCTTTACGCCAATCGGGATTTTTATATTTCGAGCTTTTTTGATATAATTATCAAAGGCCTTTTCTACGCCGTCTAGCTGTCTGATCTCCTTAACGTTCTGTGCGATGGTATTTTTTACATTTTCCATCGCACTTTCCACGTTCTCCATGGCTCTTTTCCATGTATCCTCAGAGAAAATCGAACCCTTCTTTTCGTTAAGCTGTAGGTTGTTAAGCTTAATAGATGCTTCTGCCAGTTCTCTTACAGATTTCTCAACCGCTGCAATTCCTGCCTTGTTGGTTATTCCTGTAAGTCGCGTTAATCTTTGCGTTAATCCATTTACAGATGTTGAGTAGTGATCAATTCCGCTTTTGTTGTCGCCCAATCCAGTTAGGGATTGTTTCAATGCCTCAATATCGGATATAGCCTCTTTTATATTTGTTTTAGCCTCAATCCGTATTGAATTAATATTTACCTCACTCATTTTATCCCTCCTCCCTTAGATCGGGCTCTCTGGCAAGCCTTGCTTTTCAAGCTGCCTGATTCTTTGTTTCATCTCGTACACTGCGATTTCTTCGTTGGATTCTGCATTACAGTTTTCGCTTTTCTTTGTCTCCTGCTGTAAGAAAGGCATATCTGGATATTCAAATGGCGGTGTATGCTTCCCTTTAAACCACTGACTATTGCCCAGCGTTGACAAAATAGACATTCTCACGTACTTTCCTAGCATGTGGTTTTGTATGTCGACTTGCTGTTGATGCAGCTTGTAAGCAAGTTCATATGGTTTTAACTCGCACGGACACATATCGCCTATTTTTTCAGCAGTAAAGCCGTATTGTTGCGTAATGCATAGAAAATACGGAAGCAGCTTTTCATCGTAATAATCAATTGGATCTATTACTCTGTTTTTTGCTCTTTCGCTTCTTTCTCCGCTTTCATCTGCAGAACTTCTTTCTTGAAAAAACCATTCTGCATCACCTCTTTTATCAGTTCTTCAAAAAGCTCCCTAATACTTGAATCTTCCTGATCGGTATACTCATCAATCAATTCGCATACCTTTGCTGTTGCCTCTTCCTTGCCTTTATTTGTGTTGTAATCGTATCCAAACTCGTCCTTATGTCTTTTTTGCAGCCCTACCAGTAAAAACTCCGGAAGCATATTAAGTATCATTTCAATCTCATCAACAAAATCATCACTGGACTGTTGAGCTTCATCATCACTGGACTGTTGAATTTCTTTAATCTTTTTTAAAATTCCGCTCTTTGTAGTTGCTTCGATTCCAAACTTAATTTCATAATTCATAAATTTCATAATTCATTCTCCTTTAAACAAAAAACGGGAAGCTCACGCTTCCCGAATATAGTTGTTACATTTCTTTCTTTGCCAGTGTAATTGATGTTGGATAACCATTCTCATCTTCTGTTACAGATACGGTATAACTATCCTCAATCCATCTTGGATTGGTTACTGTAGCAATTGTTACTGTTCCTGTAAGGTGATCTTCTGTCGCTTCATCTGGTGCAAAAGACTCTGTTCCTATAAACGCTGCAATTCCTTCTGAGCCTTTTCCATCTGTTCCGTAGAGAATACAGATATCTAATTGCTTTCCCTCATTTTTAACAAGTTCGTCCTTATATTTTTTTTCAAAAGCACCTGGTACTTCCATTGACGCAGCTGCTCTTCTTCCCTGTTCCTGAGTCTCCATCAAGTCTTCCAAGGTTGATGTATCAACCATGTTAACACTGCCAATAGGTGATGGAATTGACTTTGCCCTAATCAAGAGCTTATATTCACCTGCCCAGTAATCGGCTGCGCCATCTTCCTTTGTTTTCTCTCTGTAAATAATCCTACTTTTTAAGCCTGTTGCCATTTTGTATTCCTCCTACTAAAAAAGCCCCATCTTGCCGATGGAGCTTAAAAAATATCATTCCAATCAAATGTTCTTTCAAAACGTGCTACATAACGATATATTGGTGATTGATTGTCTGCGTATGGTGACATCTTTACATCGAACATAAGCTTTTTTAGACAGTCCATAATTTCTGCCATTATAGTTCTGCAGTCTAGCTGTGATGTGTTGCTATACACTTCAATTTGAAATCCTGCCACTATAGTGTTGATTCTTGTGCGTTCCAGGTCGGAGTTTGCTTCGCTTCCACCCAACTGATGGACGTACACGCATGGAAAATTGCGTTGTGAATCATTGCTTATGTTTGAGGTGGTGTACATTATTTGTGGATATCTTTTCTTTAGCTTGTTGTATGTCTTGCCTTTCACAAGGGATAATACCTTGCTCTCAAGGTCGATGACCCATTGATTTTGAGCCATTATCCAAACACCTCCCTTGCAATTCTTTCAATATCATGTCTCATTTGTGTTGAAGCATGATACATGAATGGTCTTGATGGCATACCTTCTGTGAAGTACCACTTTCCGTCTCCGCCCAGATAATACCAGCCATATCTACCATCTGCCGTTTTTCTGATTGTTTTCCCTTGCGCGTAAACGGCTGGAAGCTTGCCCGGATACGGAGTAGTAGCACCTATGATTCCTGTTCCCATTTCTACAAAGATAGCATGTTCCGAATCAGCTTCTACTGCAAAGATAACTCGCTCTGCGTTGCTCTCTATCTCGGTTGAGTGAATGCTATTTACAAGTTCGCCAGTAAATACTGCATCCATCGTCAAGACTTCTTCTGTTGCTTTTTCAACTCCGTAATCAGTAAGCTTCTTCATGAAAAGCTCTACTCGCGTTTGGAACGTTTTCTGGTAACGTTCCAACATCTTTATGGCTTCATCTACTCCGCTCACCTTTATTTCCAAAGCCTTTGCCATTAGGTTTTTTCCTCGCTTTGCTGCAATACCTGCAGATAGTAAGACGTTTCATTCAGTGCTTCATTCATGATTCCACTCACTTGATAATCAGCTGAATTTTCATCTGGTGATCCGTTTGGTTTCGTTTTGATTTCTGAGTGTAGCCAGATTCTTGCTCCAAACGGCAAGCTAAGTTTGTTTCCGCTAGAGTCTTTTGCATGTTTAGCTAAGATGAGCGTAGCATAATTGTTTGTACTATCACTGCCCCATGCTCGCATGACAGCGTTTTTTAGCTGCGATGTGATTGTCCCCCAAAACTTTATAGGATTGCTGTAAAGCACTTCCATTTCACCGCTTTCTTTTGGGATTTTTTTACCTTCGTCATCGGTATAAAAATATACTTCCCCATCAGCTCCAACATAGCTCTCATACTGAATGACACCGTTTTCATCTCTCAGATATCCAGGTGCTTTCCCAACTTGGTATGAATACCACATCTGCTGGCGATTTCTTCTACTTGTCCGTGCCATCTTTTAACTGCTTGTATACCTGATTGACACCAGTGCTGGACAAACCTGATACAATGCCGACAGCAATTGCATTCAGAATATCCTGCGCTGGGAAGTCTGGTATGACATACATTCCTAAGGCTCCCAGAATGCCGCCAAAAGCACCCACAATGACCGGAATGTAATTATCCTTTACTGCTGGAATTGTCTTGGCTGCAAGCCCAATTAAATAGCAAATAACTACAATCGCAATCACGGTAGTCATGCTCGATATATCCATTTCATTTACCTCCTCCACTCTTGATGTGTAACTCTTTGATCTCTTCGTACATTTTTTTAACCATACCGTTTCCGCCTAAATCATGATAGGCTTCATACATTTCCTCAAAGTTCTGATAAGCATAGGATGGTATCTCCCCTAGCCGCATGTATTTTGTGTGATACTCGATCAGTTGCACACGCAATAACAGCATGGTTCCTCTCTCATTCGCGTTCTTGTCTTTCTTCTGTTGCTGCAGAAGCCAAACAATGTATCCTAAAGCAATCGGAAGGATGATCGTGTATGTTTGTAATAAAAATTCTTGCATCTTTATATCTCCTGCTTATATTTTTGCATATTGCCCACCGCCGCTTTAATATGCACCCTGCCAATGTATTCACAAGCATTGCAAACACACTGGCGAACATCCTTCTTAGACTGTTGCTAACGGTATTATTCCAGCGAACAACGTTTTTCTGTCTACCATTGTTCGCTGAATGGAATCCTCACTGTGCTGACTCTCGCCCTCAAAGCCAATCGAGTTATAATCGTACAAAGCCAAATTTCGGATCTGGCTATAGTACCTGTCTAAATCTTGTGCAATCATTCCGTCCGTGTATCCAAGTGGATATCTTCTTTTGTCTCGAACCTCTCTAATTGCACTTTTGATTTTTTGCTTGAGTAGCGATTCCGAAAAGCTGCCGCCTTCTTCATCATTTGAAAGTTCAACTTGCAAATCAAAAAAAAGCTCGTCTGCAAGGTTATCTGTATAACTCATACTTTCTCACCTCCATCAAACAGCTTTTGGTTTCTTACCTCTTCGCTTTGGCTCATCATCAACTTGCAACTCTGGAATTTCGATTTTCTCTTCCATCGGGACGTCAATCTCTAGGGCATCGTTTTTTTCTTCCATTGGGACGTCTTCGCCAGCTGCATAGTAGATTCCCCCAAACTTGATCATGTGATCGAATTTCATTATTTGACGTCAATTACAAATGTGCTGTCGATGCCCTCATATGATGGAAGCACGATCTGTGATACGCTAGTTGTAGTCTTAATAGGTGGTCCCTGCTCGGTTTTGGTCGCAATTGCAATGCGGTTATCAAGCATGGCAACATCCACATTTTTATTTGACATCAATGTACGCTCTTCTGGTGTTACACCATAATATGTTGATCCTAGTGTTCCTGCGCCGATTATGGTTACTTTGTCATCCGGGTAAAACTTTTGGGTCTCTCCTTTGTAGTCAATGTACATCTTGTCGTAAATGATAGGCGTCAGACCTGTCTTTCGTGTAAAGATCTCCTTAACGGTTGCTTCATCGGTAAAATCAACCGTCTTGCCGGAAGAAGTAATTAAAGCGTTCTTGATCTGCTCGTTCTCAACGAGGTAATCAAAAGTAGTACTGTTCATCATTGCATAGCGAGGAAGTACTCCGATTGACTTTAAATATTTAGTACCCTGCTGAACGTCTTTTAACGGCTTTGCTGTGTCAGGATGATCCCAAGTATCAGTACCTTCGATTTTCAAATAATGCTTTTGCTTATACGTTCCATCGCTATCGTAATCGTAGCCATGAACCATATTGTCGCTCTCTGGTTCCCCGGTTCCTATTGCAATAGATGGCTTTCCGTCCTTTGGTGCAAGTAGTGCCATTCGCATTACTTCGGCAGCGATTTCTGCACCGTCAATAAGCCTTGCGGCATCATTGTAAATTGATGATATAATGTCTCCAATGAATGGGCTATTAGCGTCTTCGATCTCCATGAGTCGCATTAAATCTTCCTCTCGTACAGTCATGCTCTCACGGAAAAAGACCATCTGTGTAGACTCTTGCTTAAATCCCTCACGGACTCTGATCATCGGAATTGCATCAAAATTACTTGGCTTTAAGATGGCATTTAAGCCTTTGTGTGTCTTAATCCATTTTAACGATAAGCCCAGCTTCTTTCTGTTCGGAAAAAAAGCCTTTCCGACAAAGCCCATGGCATTACTTGGATCTTGTGTACGTCTTACGGCAACTGCCTGTGAATCATAAATATCTGTAATTAAAACTGCCATTGTTCCTCCTTTTTACTCAACCACGATCATAGGCAGGATCTTAGTTAAGTCTGCATCATAAGTGATTCCTGCATTCTGTTCTGCTCTTGACTTGTTAATGTATGCCTTTTTAAGGATCGTTCCTTGTGGTCGATGCTCATACACATCAAAAAGTAAGATTCCAGCTCCGCCTGTCCATGGTGTTGCTGCAACTACTGTTCCTGTTCCACTAATTACACTTCCTGCTTTTACAACCTTCTCTCCGGTATCGCTATCAGTAGTGCTGACATCTGTAAAATCAATAGTCATTGGCACTCCTTCAAACACCTCTCTGTTTAAGATCTCTGCACCGGATGGACGTATCTCGGTTGTTGCATATCTCATGTCTCCTCTTGCCATTTCTTGCTTCCTTTCTTTACATGTATTGTTTCAGCACAGACTCGTCGACTTCTGTTGAATATGTCGGTAGTGACTTCATGAGTTCAACAGCCTTACTCTCGTGACTATCTCCGTGCCCTGCGTTAACTTCGCCACGCTCTGCCAGAAACTCTTGCATCATCTTTGCCTTGAGTGTTTTCATGTGCTGCCTCAAAATTTCGTTTTCCTTATCTCCGTCTCCATCAGCTCTTGCTTCTGCGTACTGCTGTGCTACTTCTTTGGACATTTCCAAAGTGTCCATGTACGTATTGGTAGATTTCATGATCGTAAGCTCACGCTGCATTGCCTTGAACTGCTTGTCTCTCTCGGCTTCCGCCTCTTTCTTTGCTTCCGCTTCCTTCTCTTGAGCAGTCATCTTTTCTCTGAGCTGCTTTGTTTTGGCCGCGTTCTCAGATGCAAGCGCATCAGCTTTGTTTGTAAGCTTTGCAATCTGCGCGTTTGCCTGTGCAAGCTGCACTCTTAATGCATCAGCATCAATTTCCGGTTCGTTATTATTACCTGGTCCCTTTGGCTCTTCATGAGTTTCAACCTCCGGTGTCGGCTCTGCAAAAAGCTGCAGGTTTAATTTTCTCTTTGCGGCATTGCGTTCAAATGTTCTAAAAATCGGCTGAGTCTTCATAGATTCATTCCTTTCTGCGTTTGTGCGGTTCTCTCCGCTTTGATTTGTGCGATTATTAAGCTCTTCTCTGAGCTGTTTTGCTCCTTAAAGTCCGTCTCCGACTTGTTTGCCCTAATTTTGTGCAAACAAAAAGCCCTTCAAACCTTCGTTTAAAGAGCCTGTTCTTTGCATAAATTAAGAGTACGTCACCCAGCAGCGACAATTGATTACTTCCTCCGGGTTAGTAAAAGCAACTGCCATATCATGTGGATACCGCATAAGTGCTTTGCCTACTAAAAAGTAGTTGTTTATTGGTATAGTCGTTTGATCTTCCTTGTGGTGTGTTTCACGTTCTTTTCCGTCTATAATTGTGTTCCATGTTTTGTATGTTTTATTTCTGGTTGCCTCTTTGAAGTCTTTATGATTCAAAAAATCAAGGGCTGTATTTTCACTTATCAGGCGTATTCGATCTTCTGAGACATAATATTTTTCGTTGACATGATCCGCAGTTACCTGTGCTGTAGATAAACAAAAATCTGATATATAAACCTTTGTCTCGCTGTCAAGATCAATATATCGTGCAATCCATTTCAGCAATTTTGCTTCAAATTGTTCTGCTGCTTTCTTGGCATCAACTCTACCTGTTTCCTTCATAATCAGGATGAGTAAAATTAAAAAACGCATATCATCTTCAATTTTATTTGAAAATTCAATGCGTTCTTGTTTTTGCTTTTTTGTGATTCCCATTTCACCAAAAAATCTATTGTATGGCATGGACCGTATCTTTTCGATTTCGTCAAATCCAAATATCTGTGCCATATCATCACCTTATACTTTCCCGGTTATAGGGCTTGTTTCCAACTGATCTATTTGTCTATCAGTTGGTTCACTGTCTTCCGCTGCTGTGGTTCCGCTTGATGCAGCAGCCCTTTGTACTGCTTCTATCATTTCCTTGCTGTCGTTCCATGTAGCCTCGGTGTCTTCAAAACCGTCAATAAATTTAAGTGCATGTCTACCATGTACACCAGTCTTAATGAGGGTTGATAAAGCATTTGCTTTGACTGACATGTCGTAGTTCTTTCTTCTTGAGAAATGGAAATTGATGTCTCCAACATGTACTCTTTTGATTGGATCATCGTCTTTAAGCACATTTGATGGAGTTAATTGGAGTACTTTTATGATAAGTTTAAGTTCCTCTCGCTGTGCCTTGCTCACAATCTGTTCCTCACGCACAGCGTCAATCTCAGCTGCACTCCATCCACTAGACATATCCATTGCTGTTCCTGTAGAACCACCACCTTCTGAATCTTGTTGTGTAGGTACTTTGCATTTTTGTAAAATTCTTCGCCAGCGTGTATCTATCGCTGTTAATGTTGCGTTTGTATCAAATGCATTAGATAGTGCCTTGATTTGCGGTGTCTTTCCATCTGGTGTTGTGCTAGTAAGCACCCATTGCCCCGACTTCACTTCTACAGGCTTCTTAGTTTTGGGGTCAACTGGAAAATCAACATCATTGCCCCACCATATCTCCTGAGTTTGCTGTGCTGTAAGGTTTGCAAAATCAGAGACTAGCGTGTTAAGTTCGATACAATCTGATATCTGCCTCTCGAAGCAGCCTGTTCTGTCAACAGATCTCTCGTATTCAACTATCGCTATTTTTTTGAGTGGATTTAATGATTTTTTAACAATTTTGCCTTTTGAGACTTCAAAGCGCATCTTAGGAGTAAAGCACGTAAAATATTGTTCACCATTGTCCGTTCTGTATGTTACTCCCATTAGCTTCTTTTGTTTGGCATCATTGCTATATACACAAAAAGCATATCTTGGGTCTAACGTATATATATCCACAAGAGCTTCGTCATCTTCTTCAAAATCGGTTTTAACGTCAACAAGTCGGTATCCCACACCTACTTTCTCAACAAAATTGCCAAGCTCCTGATTCTTGTAACCAATGTCGCAGGCATTTGTAAGCATTTCATTAAGTGCAGATATTCCTTCGTCGTCTAAGTCTGCTGGTGTTTTGTGAGCGTCTTTGTCAGATCGCTGTATCAGCATTGCTGGCGTTCCCCAAAAATACGCCATTTTGAAATCAGTAATGTAGTTTGCGGCATTATCAGTTACTTTAATATTGATCTCAGGGCGAACAATTTTGGGTCTGTCCAGTGGTTGATCACCGGCTTCAAAATCTATAAGATATTGCATCTCTAACCGATTAAATTTATGCTTCTCATATGCTTTTGACAATTCTTTGATTATGTTGTCGGCAGTGATTTCTTTTGCGTCTGTATATATCTTTTGACGTCCCTTTAGCATCCACATTCTGTTCGCCCTCCTTTCTTAATAAAATCTTTTGCCGCTGCTGCTTTTAGCTTGTATCTTTTTTATAGGCTTAACTGACTGCACAATACCGTCCTGTGTAAGAATGCAAGTCATTTGCTCGCATTTCCTGCATTGCACTTCAAAAGCGTTTGTCGCTTTCTTGTCATAGTGGAAAATAATCCTTCCACAATTGGGGCATGTAATTATCTGGCTACTCATAGCGTTTCAGCCGACAGCAGCATGGAGTCCTGCAATTTATATACTTCGTCCTGGAAAGACTCGTAATCGGAATTGCACTCCTTCCGGTTCTGCTTGTATAACTCATGGTCGTTTATCCAGTTGCTAAACTGGACTTCTTTGGGGTTGTTTGAATTGATTGATGCCTGAAACGCAAAAACCACTTGATCATTTACTGTGCTGCCTCCCGACAGCGATATACTCTTGCTTCTAATCGTTAACATGGCTGTCTCCTTTTTGGGTAATAAAAAAGCGCCATACATATGTAAGGCGCAATTAACTTTATTTCATACTTTTCTATTGTTGAGAGTATCATAGTAATAGCATGTATTCAAGATGATATCTTGTGTCATTTAGTGATATTAAATGATAGGTTTTAGTGTTATAGGTAACCATAAAATTCCAATTAAAATGTCATAGTTAATATTGAATTGTTTTTTATCTGTCTACCAATGCTTTCCTTGATTGATAGCTTGATTACTCTCTTGATTACTCTC